GATATTGCACATATGTATGCAGAACATTTGAAGATAGAAAACAACGATAGTATTAATGATATTACAAGTTCTAAGGAGTGGCAAGAACATTATGAAAAATTACGATCACCTGATGCAGAGTGGCCAAAAATATGTGAGAAATTTTGTGGAGATCAGTGGAGATAATACAATGGGAAAACGTAGTGACTTTGAACGTAAGCCTAGAGATTTTTACCCTACCCCATATGAGGCGGTGGAACCTTTAATTGATTATCTACCAGAAGAATTTACCTTTGCAGAACCCTGTGCTGGTGATGGTGCATTGATAAGTCACTTAGAGGTGCATGGGGGAACCTGTATGTGGGCAAGTGATATTGAACCGCAACACAAGGGTATCCCAACACAAGACTATCAGGACGTATGGAGAGAGGAATTGTTAGAGTCGCAGTTCGTAATAACGAACCCGCCTTGGTCAAGACCAACTCTTCATCCTATGATAGAACATTTCGGACAACTACGACCTACCTGGCTACTGTTTGATGCAGATTGGATGCATACAAAACAGAGCTCCTACTACACAGAATATCTACATGAAATTGTGAGTGTAGGTCGAATTAAATGGTTTGGTAATATGACAGGCAAGGACAATTGTGCATGGTACTTGTTTGACATGTCTTATAAACCAAGAGAAGGGACTATATTTCATGGACGGTGAAATTTACAAACTAACAGAATCAAACAGTATTTCATTACAGGTATCACTTAAAGATGTGACCGAAAAATGTGATCGTGTAGAATTAAAAAACAATCTGATTGCAACTATGAAGAACTTCAGTGGAGTTGGATTGTCAGCAAATCAGTGTGGAATTTTTGAACGTGTATTTGTCATGTACGATGATTTTCTAAAACGTGAATCGATAGCATGTTTCAATCCTAGAGTAACACATTATGGTTTGATTGAATCAATGGAGGATGAGGGTTGTTTAACATACCCTGGCTTATGGTTGAAGATCAAACGGCCTGAAAGCATAGAGGTGTCATTTGAGGATGAGTTCGGTGAGACCCATACAAAAAAATACTCTGGACTAGAATCCAGAGTATTTCAGCATGAGATGGATCACATGAATGGTAAGAACTTTACCGAGCATGTTGGAAAACTGAAACTCGACCTTGCTTATAAACGTAGAGCAAAACAGTTAAAGAAGGCAGAGCAGTATTCCGATATCAGAGCAAAGATTTAAGCAACCAACTTAATAAAGCGGTTCAACAAAACACGACTTGAGATTTTACCCTTCATCGATTTACCGAAGGCAGTCTTGAGTTGTGATTTTGTGGCACCGATATATTTGTCATCAAGTCCAGAGTTATCAATATCTAAACTGTTTCCACCAGGCAGGAGATAGTATTCGTCATAACCAGTAATATCCCCATTTACAGCGAAGAACTTTTCTTTGTTTGCTTTCTTCAGAGCGGCAGTCATTTCTGCACCATACACATCAATACCAGAGGCATAAGAGATGGTACGTTTATCAATGCGTCCTGAGCGTCCTGTACCAGCAAGAAAGAAACCAACTACGTTCATTCCATCGACACGACCTTTAAGTATCCTCAGTAGCGTATTGGTAACATCACCATTGACCGTGTACTTTTTATTATTAACAGGATCGGTGATAATTTCTTGATCACCAAAAGCACCATAACTATCACCAAAACGAGCAATCGTATCTTTGTGTTCGTTTAATTCCTTAGAGAACTGGATATCAAACTTACCACTTAACCGATTGGAAGCACCATCCGTTAAGAAGATGGTGTGAATTTTCTGGACACCAGCATCAACCTTGAACTTGGCAACCAAGTCCATTGCAACGATGATAGCTTCATTCAAAGGCGTTCCACCCATGTTCAGTAGCGGTGCAATGGTGTAGGGATAACCTTCTTCAGTCCAATTACGAAATCCACAATAGCGGTTCGACATCATGAAGACGTTGGTCATCATTTCAGTTTCTTCTTTGAGATTCATATTACTGGAAAACAATTCAATCAAACGAAAATCTTTCAGTTGAATATCACCAGCTTTAAAGACTTGGGGATTTTTTTCATCACGAACCCTCATACCACGATTCTCATAATCATATGCATCAGAGAAGGCAACAACCCGAAACGGAATGTTCGCACGGCGACAGAACCATACAAGCTGCATAGTCTGAATAATTGTACCTTTAAGATTTTCAACCATAGAACCAGACCAATCCACAATCATTACCAAACCGTGGTTGGTAGCAGCAGGCAGGGTAGTAACTTTCTTAAACAAATCCTCATTGTATTTGTAAGTGTGTAATTTACTCATATCAAGAGTACCAGTTTTTGAGGTGGCAGCACGAGCATAAGCATCGGCAGATTTTTTCATCTCAAATTCTTTTACCATATAGGCAACAGTTTTTTTGTTGTCTTTCTTGACAGTCTCAACTTCTTCTAGACATTTACTGTAGAACAATTCACCATCAGAAGCACGACATCCATTATAAAAATTGGTAGTTTTTTCTAAAACTTCCTTATAACCGATAATGTATTTGCTGCTGTCGATTTTCGGAATATTTGCATAGTTACGATTAACGGCACTTTTGTCCCGAAGCATGTCCATAACCCTTTTACTGATATCATCAGTCTCGGCAACAGGAACACTAGAACCATTAGATGGACCTATTCCACCTTCAGCAGACTTGGACTTGGTAGTGTCATCGTTATCATCGTCATCACCATCAGCGGTATCGTCATTAGTACCAGCATTGACGGTAGTGGTAGGAGCATCATTTCCATCTTCTTCACCTTTATTATCACCAGCAGAAGGATTTCCCTCACCAGTTTCTTCTTCACCATCGTCACCAGTATTGGTGTCATTGGTATCGGCATCTGTACCAGAACCCATTCCACCAGCACCAGAACCATCAGTCTCGGCAGGCGCACCAGCATCACCATCATCAGAAGCTTCTTTTGAATTCGATTCTGGATTTTCTCCCATGAACTTGAAAATTTCTTCTGCAAGCGACAGAACATCTTCTTCAGTCTCGACAGTCGCAACCCGATTCATCAGGGGGCGTTCAGTGTCAGAGAACGGAATAGAAACATCACCTGTCTTATATAAGACGTTGATACGATCAATAAAACCGAAAGTATCGATACCACGATCCTTAGTCCCAAAGAAATCCTTCTCGACTAAATCCTTATATCCACGTTTGAAGACATTGACCAGGCCGGGATATTTGCGTTTTGCAAATTTCTCGATACGGGCATCTTCAATGATATTAACAAACGAGTGATTGATGTTACGGGCTGCAGCAGCTTCTAGCATGTCCAGAGGCGTCCACAGTGCGTGACCTACTTCATGACCTAGCATTAGATCATGTTCTGCATTAGACATCTCTTCATCCTTCCAGATGGGGAGACCTAGTTCACGAGTTTTGGAATTGAAATATGCAGTTTCCATCTGCTTATATACCACATTGATATCTTCTTCAGAGAGCAATTTGGCAAGTGTCGATTTATTTTTCATCATATATAGATCCTAACATAGTCAAACAGGTTTTGTCAAGTAAAATCGACATGTCCTAAACTTCCCAAAACATCTTGGTGGCAGGACACCATTTAACTTCGATATCAGTACCCTGTACAGTCATCTTATCAGACGTTAGGGACAGGGTCATTACCGTGTCCCAAGCAAAGGTGCGTTTTTCTTTAGTCATAGCAGTCATATTCATTTCCTTAGTTCTCATTATACATAGATCATACCATACTGGCACAAGTTTTGTCAAGAAAATAATTTTTGAAAAACCCTTTAGAATCAATGTCTTAAAAAAAAGATCTTTTTTTAAGAATCCTTTAGAATCAATGACTTAGCGTGTACGATTCTTCTTGACAAAACATGTATGGGTATGGTATGATCTATATATAATGAGGAATAAGAGATGACTGTTGAATTTTTACTGTTTTTGATCCTAGTGGTTTTGGTTGTAGCTGTGCTCCCGAAGCTGGTTGGATTCGTATTTAAAGCGCTGATTGTTTTCTGCGCTCTAATTGGTGCATTATTGCTAGTTGAAAGTATTTTGTCTTGATTGAAAGAAAAACCTTGACAAAAGATGACCTATGTGCGATAATGGTTTATAAATTGAGAAAGAGAAAGTTTTATATATGATGTATCTATCACCACGAAAGCAATTGTTTGTCGATGCCGCTTCAGAAATGTTCGGTAACGGTGCAATTATTTCCAAATCCATGATGAAAGAAGCTGCCGATAAATGCGGTGTGCCTCTGCCATATTGGATGCAAGACAAGTGCAAGGTTGGTTATAACCAATTCAAATTGCCTTCAGAAGGATCTCCACAAATAGTAGAGAACGCTCCTGCCGCCTCAGAGAATGTTGGGACAATTAATTTGGTTGCGACTAATATGGACAAACAAGATTTGGTTCCTGCCAAATTTGAAGGGTTTGTTGCTTGGGGTAACTACTCCACACTCAAGAAGATTGTTTCTTCTAACATGTTCTACCCTGTCTTTGTTACTGGTTTGTCTGGTAACGGTAAGACTCTGATGATCGAACAGTTACACGCCGAAGCTAAGAAGGAATTGATTCGGGTGAACATCACCATCGAAACTGATGAGGATGATCTGCTCGGTGGGTTCCGCCTTGTGAACGGTGAAACCAAGTTCGTGCCTGGACCTGTTATTGAAGCGATGGAACGTGGTTGCACACTGCTCCTTGATGAGTGTGACTTAGGTTCAAACAAGTTGCTTGCTCTACAGCCTGTCCTTGAAGGAAACGGTGTTTTCTTGAAGAAGGTTAACAAGTGGGTTAAACCTAAAGATGGTTTCAACATCTTTGCTACCGCCAATACTAAAGGTAAGGGTTCTGAAGATGGTCGCTTTATCGGAACGAATGTTCTGAACGAAGCATTCCTTGAGAGGTTTGCTATTACGATTGAACAGCCCTACCCTACTGCTGCGATTGAGAAGAAAATCGTTATGGGTTCCATGACAAAATATGGTGCTGTCGATGAAGAGTTTGCTAACAATCTAGTAACTTGGGCTGAAGTTATTCGTAAGACTTTCTATGATGGTGGTGTAGATGAGATCATCTCGACTCGTCGTCTTGACCATATCTCAAAAGCGTTTGCGATTTTCGGTGACAAAATGAAGTCTTTGGAACTGTGTGTTGCTAGGTTTGATGATGATACCAAGGAGTCCTTCCTCGACCTTTACACTAAGATTGATGCTGGTATCTTAGAAACTGAAACTGAAATCGACGAGTCAATTATGAATGCCGAAGTTTCAGTGGAAGAAGAATCAGCGTTCTAAAAAATATAGAAATAGGTACTTGACTTTTTATGTTTAATACCTATATACTATAGAGACAGATAGCAATTCGTAAGTCTATCGAAGGGAGTTTTGGTTGGTTCTCCTCAAAAACCAACCATTTTCGCATTGCCGATTTTCGGGATGCATAACGTAATCTTGCTTAATAAGGAGAAATAAAATGGTTACAAATATGAGTGCAAACAGACTAAGTGTATTCGACAATTTCAACTTCAAAATTGCACCCTACGCAGTGGGGTTTGATCGAGTCTTTGATCAACTCACTGCATACGCCGCCGGCGATTCGCCGTCTACAGGGTTCCCGCCTTATAACATCCGAAAGGAAGGTGAAAATAAATATGTCATCGAAATGGCACTTGCGGGTTTCGGTAAAGATGATATTGAAGTAGAAGTCGCTGATAGTACTCTATCAGTTCGTTCTGCGAAAGTCCCTCTTAATGAGGATGTATCAAAAGATGATACAGTTTACCGTGGAATTTCACGCCGAAAGTTTGACAGGAAATTTACTCTAGCAGAAGATGTGATAGTAAATGGTGCTGAACTTGCAAATGGTATGTTAATTCTTGAGTTGGAACGAGTCGTTCCAGAAGCAAAGAAACCTCGACTTATTGATATTAAGTAGAGTAATTTGGACAGGGGACTTGACAAAAAGTGCCCTGTCCTTTATTATGGAGATATTATGGGATTAAAAACATTCGACAAATGGCCAGACGGCAACACTACAATTGATAAGAAACATTGGACTTCTGATGAACCTATTCCAGAAGTAGAATCATCTGAAGATTTTAAAACGCCTCCCGAAGAGGACGGTGATAACTTAGGATTGAAAGTTGCTATTCGACCTATCAATGCATTCAGTATTATGCGGGCAGAAGTGCCTCTAGAAATCATTGATGAAATCAATCAACACATTGATAGCACAATTTTACCTAACCCAAAAGATTTTAGTAACGGTTTGGTAGGACAACTCAAAAATGATGAGAAGTCCTGTCAAGTTGAATTTCCTTTTGACGATGATGTTGGTAAGATGTTCAAACAGATTCTTGATCAATGTGCAACCACATTCTTACACAATGCATTTCAACGAGAAGCAAACGCTGATGCAATTCAGTGTTGGGTGAACTGTGCTTATAAGGGTGACTACAATCCTTATCACTCGCATGGTGTGCAGACCATGGCTGGGTTATCAGGGTTTCTCTGGACTAAGGTTCCAGAGTGTATTGCTGAGAAACCAAATTCTGTACCCAACATCAACAGTGCAAGTGGTGGTGTAGATGGATTTACACATCTATGCTGGGGACATAATGATATCAGGGATATCCTTATGTTAAAACCACAGACAGAAGAATATGTTAAACCAGAAGTAGGAACGATGCTTATTTTCCCTAACTGGTTGAAGCATGCTGTAATGCCTTTCTATGGGGAAGGTGAACGTAGAAGTATCGCATTTAACTGGAACGTGCATGACACTGAAACAGAGATGCGAAAATATATGAGTGAACGTGAGGAAAAACAATTTGACGAAGAACTTAAAAAACGGAAATCAAGTGATTGAATACAAGTATGGTGAAGACAAAATTCTAGAAGAATTAAAGTCTTATATTGACGGAACTTATGACCAGCACTATAGTCAAAATAAGTTTCAAGCAACAGAATTTATCATGGACAGTGGACATGGTGAAGGTTTCTGTATCGGCAACATTATGAAATACGCACAACGATACGGAAAAAAGAACGGATACAATAGAAGCGACTTGTTAAAAGTTGTTCACTATGGTATAATGGCATTAAATAATCATGATAGGAGTGACACGAATGAAACTGAGTAATGGAACCAAGGAAGTATTGAAGAACTTTTCTACAATCAACCAGAACCTTGTAATAAAGGCGGGTAATAAAATTAGTACAATGTCCGCCATGAAAAATATAGTAGCGAAAGCAGTTGTGGAAGAAGATTTTCCACAGGACTTTGCTATCTATGACTTGAATGAGTTCCTTGCAGCTCTATCCTTATTTGTAAAACCTGACCTCGATTTCAAAAAAGATTTTGTGGTTATTACAGAAGACGGTAGTAGTAGTAAGTTTCTTAACTATTGGTTTAGTGATCCATCAGTGGTTACTACACCGAAGAGTGATATCAGTATGCCAGAGACAGAGGTAGATTTTACTTTCGATAGTAAAACTTTAAATGATATACAGAAAGCTGCAGCGGTGATTAGCGTACCAGATATGTGTCTGGAAGCGATGTCTGCTGGTAAAGCAATCTTGAAGGTGACGGACAAAAAGAACTCGACTGCAAATGACTATGCAGTTGGTATTGACGTTACCAATGCAGATGGTAAGGATGTACCTTACAAATTCTGGTTCAAGGTTGAGAATCTAAAACTACTGTCTGGTAGTTACGATGTGAAGGTGTCCTCTAAGAAGATTAGCTTCTTTAGGAATACCAAGGTTGATATAGAGTATTTTATTGCTCTGGAACCAGAATCCGCTTATAATGAATAACTTGAAGGAACTATATTATGTCAGACATTTTTCTATGGGTAGAGGAATACCGACCGCAAAATATTAATTCTTGCATACTACCAAAGGCACTAAAGAAGACGTTTTCTGAATTTGTCCAGCAAGATAATATACCTAATCTTATATTAACTGGTGGAGCCGGAGTTGGTAAGACCACCGTTGCGAAAGCAATGCTTACCGAAATGGGTTGCACCTATATGATGATTAATGGTTCTGAGGAGTCAGGTATTGACGTTCTCAGAACTAAGATTAAAAACTTTGCTTCTACTGTCTCTCTTGATGGTGGACGTAAATATATCATTCTTGATGAAGCAGACTATCTAAACCCACAGTCCACTCAACCAGCCCTAAGGGGGTTCATGGAAGAGTTTCATAGGAACTGTGGGTTTATTCTTACTTGCAACTATAAGAATCGACTGATCGCACCATTGCATTCTCGTTGTAGTGTGATAGAATTTCAGATCCCCAATTCAGAAAAACCTAAACTTGCTTCATCCTTTATGAAGCGAGTAGAAGAAATATTGAAATTGGAAGATGTGCAATTCGATAAACGTGTTGTAGCTGAGGTCATTAATAAATACTTTCCAGATTGGCGTAGAGTCTTAAACGAACTACAGCGATACGCATCTTCAGGTGCAATTGATGCTGGTGTTCTAGTAGATATATCTACTGTTAATATTGAACAATTAATGCACGCCATGAAAGAAAAGGAATTTACTAATGTTCGCAAATGGGTTGTCAATAATCTTGATAACGATTCTGTACGCCTCATGCGCCTTGTTTATGATAACCTGTACAATTATGTGGAGCCTAGTAATATTCCCCATGTTGTTGTGGTCTTGGGTGAGTATCAATACAAAGCGGCTTTTGTTGCAGATCAAGAAATCAACATGTTAGCATGTATGACTGAAATTATGGCGAGGGCGAAGTTCAAATGATATGTGAAATTTATGATGACGTGCTAGAATCGCACCAAGCAGAATTGATTCAAAGTCAAATAAAAAAAGTACATTGGAAATATGATTATAATTCTAATAGGAATATAGGAATACAACCGCACTGGCATGTCTTTTGCGGTGAAAATGTAGAGTCTGCAATCACATCAGGTTATGAATATCTGTTACCTATTTGGGATGCAGTACAACACAAATATAAATTAGAAGAGAAATACAATATAGTTGGTTGGAAGCGTTTGTATTTGAATGCACATACCAATGGTGTAGAACCTCATATGCATCGTGACGATGGTGACTTTACTATGATGTACTATCCACGAATGGATTGGAAACCAGAGTGGCTTGGTGGTACTGCAATTTGGGATAATGAAGGTAAAAATATAGATCGTTATTGTAATTACATAGGTAATCGTGTTCTGATTTTTCCTGCTCAAAATAATCACCAAGCAATGCCAGTATCTAAGTTTTGTTATGAATTACGACCTGTTGTTGTATTCAAACTTTTTGTTGGTGATATGAATTTAGTGGAGGATCCTAATAGTGACAGACTCGACTTCTATAAAGATTGAGTATCTACGAAGTTTAGGTAGCATGGAGGTATCCCATTCGGGGGAAAGCTTGTTTGACCATCTCTTTGGTGTACAGAAGAATCTAAGAGATATGGGAGCTCCAGAATACTTACAGGATGCTGGATTGTTTCATTCTGTATATGGAACAGCTATATTTAAACATCAATCTACCACTGATAGAGATAAGGTGAGAGAACTTATAGGTGAACAGGCAGAGGAAGTAGTGTTTACGTTTGGTTCCATACCCAAACCTAGACAGAAAAATATACTTGCAATGAAACCATCTCAATTGAGACATGACCTGCTCACCCTTAATTTAGCAAATCAAGATCAGATGGATGACAGGAGGCTTAAGAAATTCGATGTATGAATTAAAGGATTATCTCAAAGCAATTAACCAAACCAAAGAACCTTTACTGGACAGCGAGGATGAAGATTGGAAAAAGAAATACGCCCCATTTATTGTTAACAAGTGTTTAGCACCATTTCCAGACACCATATTGTTAGTTAACGAAATTAACCAACTACATCATGTAGATAAGAAACTGCAATTTGATTTTTTACTAAATAGTCTTAGAGCACGCAGTCGGTATGCTCCTTGGTTGAAGGCGAAGAAATTAAAAGACTTAGAATATGTAAAAGAGTTTTATGGATATGGTAATGCAAAAGCAAAGTCTGCACTCGATTTGCTGTCTGACGAACAGCTTTCCATCATAAAACAAAAATTAAATAAAGGTGGAAGAAATGGAAGAAGTTAATTGGAAGCAGGATAGTATGCTTGAGGTGGTTCTCAAAGAACCAGATGACTTTTTAAAAGTCAGAGAGACCTTATCCCGTATTGGTGTAGCCTCCCGAAAAGAAA